CAACATCAGTATAATCTGAATTCCACAATACGTTTACAAGCCTTATCGTGACATTCGGTACCCAGCGTGAATATTCAAAATTATTCTTGTATTTCCATACGTCAATATTATCAAGATTAGGAAATTTCGTATCATCGAGATTTGGGAAATCATTAGACATGCAATATACCTCCTTTCACATAAAATAGGGGAGCTACCTTTTGGTAACTCCCCTAGATTATACCACACGCGCCTGTAACAGAAGGGAATAGTGTTACGCGACCGTGTAGGTACCAGTGACCTTAAGCTCAGGCGTAGCGCCAGAAGGATTCTGATAGGTAGAAGTGAAGTTAGCAGTAATAACGGTTCCGCTAGGCTCGTCCTCGCTTACATGCAGGACACCGTATTGGTCAACATAGGTATTGAGCTTATCGGTGGCACCAGAAATATTGGTGACAACAGAATCAGGCGCAACCTCGATACCATCCGTAGCAGGTGCGACAGTACCAGACAGCTTAAACTCAAGCTGAAGCTCGTCACCAGCCTTGACGTCTGCGGTAGCAGGCGTAACTGCAAGTTTAGCAGGAGTTACCGTGACAGTCGCAGGAGCAGTGGCTTCCTCGGTCGTAAACAGGATAGCAGGGACGAACGGGGAAACACTATAGACACCCCAGTGATGCAGATAATAAGTATTGGTAAGAGTCTCAGGATTATAGAAGTTGCTCGTCTCATACAGAGTATCATGACAAACAAAGAAATCCTCAGTGGTGAGAATCGCCTGTGCGCCAACAATGGGGAATTCATCAATGAGAACGATACGATTCTCAATATCAGCCTTATCAAGCTGGAACACACCTGCGAGAGTATCAACGTCGATAGTTGCCTTAAGCTCAGGCGTAGTAATAAGAACCAGCTCTGAATTATCCTTCACAAACACAGGAATATCGGTAATCTTCTGAGAATTATAAATGGTGGTAGGGAACTTAAGACGTCCAGCGAAGGTGCGAACTGCCTTAAGGAACTCCTTGCCAGTTGCTTCATCGGTGACGGCACCAGACATATGATACTGATAGAAGCCGAGGTTCTCAGCATAGTAAGCGAAAAGCTGCTTCATAATCTGGAACTCGTCATACTCGTCGGAATTCTTAGGAACCTCCATGATGGAAGCCACAAGGCTGTTAAGACCGTACTCGCTGGTAAATGCAGTACGCAGCTCCTGCTCTGTGATAGAGATAGGATACTTGTCACGGCGATTCTGGGAGTGATAAATCACACGTGCGTCGGGGCGATGCATCTTAAGCAGAGTCTCAACATCATCCTTGTAGCTATGAGCCTTAATCCACTTAGGTGCGATTTCCTGAATAGAGGAACCATAGTTGAGACGGGAACCCTTAAATGCCGCAAGCGGATTAGTAAACTCGGAAGCATGAATATACGTCATACCGATTCGAGTGACAAGAACATCCATGAACTCGTTAAGGTACTTACGATTCTGCGGCTCGAAAAGCGCCTGAGTGGTACGCGAAATATCGCCCTGCGTGGGGTCTGGAATACGCTGCTGAAAATCATTACTACCATTAAGGTAGATACTATTAATAATAGGGCTATTGTTAGTAGCCATAACTTATACTCCTTACTTATGAGACTTTGGAATATTGAGGAGGTCCATATCCTCAAAATTGGTAAAATCAAAATCTATGCCAGGCTCTTCCTTCTCTTCCTCTTTGACAGGATTCCCTTCATCGACTACGATATTCTGTTCCATAGGATTATAGGAAGATTTGAGCGCAGCGACCTGTTCCGTCAATGCCGAAACCTGAGCCGTGAGCGTACTGACAACCTGCATGATATCAGGCGAATTCTGCATATTCTGCTGTTTGTCAGCCTGCGGATTATCTGGCTTAGGAGTATCGGGCTTAGGATTTGAAGGCTTAGGCTCTTCCTGCTGTGGTGGATTCTGATTCTTGTCTTTCGGTTCGTTGTCGTGCATGTCTTTTCCCTTCTGATAAAAAACGGGAGCCGCTATGCATATTATATATGCAAGCGGCCCCTTAGTCAATTTGTCACAGACACCTGCTAGCACGTCATGCCCGATAATCGGTCGGTTGCAGGTGGGTCCGAGTCAACGGCGATTGCCCCACATCATGCTACATGCCGTGTTCGCTGTTCCGCGACATGTCCAGTGTATCATCCTCTTGCAGCAATTGCAATATCTCTTTCTGATTCTTATGGAAGTTATATCCAAACTTAAAGGCGTCATACCAAATATCTATATCATGAACATCACATACAAGGCTAAGAAACTTTGGCATAGCATGTTTAGGAACCCTTATTACATATTCGTCACAATGATTATTACTGATAAGAGACATAGTACCGAAACACTTATCTTTCACAATATTATGAAGTTGTTCAAGCTTCATATTTTACCTCCTGATTCCAAACATGGTAAGCAAGTCAAGAAAACCATTCATGGTTGCCATATTATCGAATCGCATAATCCCCATATAGAAAGCATCGGATAGCATCTGTATAGGCTTGTCAGCCCTCTTTGCCATTATATAGTTTATCTTTGCATCGCTTGCTGTAATAGTAAAGATAGGCTTACCTTCTGTATTTTTAGGAAACTTTTTAGTAATGAAATAATAACCCTCAAACATGTCAATCCAAACGGCATAATCCCTATTATCGTAAGAGATACCAAAAGAAAATTTAGCTTTAGGTGTTTTCTTCATCACAAATTCTATGCCAGAGTTCAT